CCTCTGAAACAGCGCAGCGGGCTGCCGTCCCGCTGCGCAATGCAACTGCCTATGAGCAGATGCTCGTTAAGCTGGCCGCAGACAACCGCACGCTAAAACAAATCAGCTCCAAAGAGCGTAAAGCCGCGAAAAAGCGCGAGCTGTTGCCGTTCTACCTGCCGTGGGTGGCTGGCGTTCTCGAAAACGGCAAAGGCGCACAGGATGACATCGTCATGACGGTGATGCTCTGGCGTCTCGATGCTGACGATATCGCAGGGGCGCTGCAAATCGCCCGTTACGCCATGACCTACGGCCTCACCATGCCGGTCGGTCGCCGTCCGACGCCCTGCCTGCTGGCCGAAGAAGTGGCACTGGCCGCGCAGCGCCTGCTCACGGCAAAACAGCCGGTCAATCTGGCGAACCTGCTCGACACTATCGCGCTGACTGAACGCGCGGATATGCCCGATATCGTGCGTGCGAAGCTGCACAAAATCACCGGCTACGTGCTGCGTGATGCGGAGCAACTGCCGGAGGCGCTGGCGCACCTGCAGCGTGCGATCCAGTTAGAAAGCACTATCGGGGTGAAAAAGGATATCGAGCAGTTAGAGCGCCAGCTCAGGCCAAAACCCGAACCGGCACCAAAAAACAAAACGACTCAACCGCGCACGCGCAAACCTGCCGCTAAACCGGCGGCACGGCGCGGGCGTCCACCAAAGGCGGCAAAAGCCGCAGGTTAACCGAGCGCTCCCCGAGCCGGGCGGCACGCCGGTCAATGCGGGTATCAATTGCCCTGACTGCGACCGGCGTCCACCGCCCACCCATTACCCGAGGTTGTCATGACGACGCTGATTATTGAGCCAAACAAAGAGCCGCAGGACGTGCCGGGCGTGGTGATACCGCCGCCGGGCGTGAGCGAGCCGGTAATCAAAAACACCCCGTTTTTTCCTGACGTTGATCCGAAGCGCGTGCGGGAAGAAATGCGACTGGAGCAGACCGTTTCCCCCGTGCGCCTGCGCCGGGCGATTAAGACCGCGATCGCGGAGACAAACGCGGAGCTGAGCGACTGGCGCGAAATTCAGCTCGATGCCGGTTACGCCACGCTGGCGGATGTCCCGACCGACAAGCTCGACGGCGAGAGCGTGCGCGTTTTCCACTACTTCAACGCCGTGTGTTCGATGACGACGGCCACGCTTTATGAGCGTTTTCGCGGCGTGGATGCGACCGCAAAAGGCGACAAAAAGGCCGACAGCATCGACAGCACAATCGATGAAATGTGGCGGGATATGCGCTGGTCTGTCGCGCGCATCCAGGACAAAGCGCGCTGCATTGTGGGGCAAATCTGATGAAAGTCTATGCGCTGCAGGGCGACACCCTCGACGCGATTTGCGCCCGGTATTACGGGCGCACTGAGGGCGTGGTCGAAACCGTCTTAGAGGCAAATCCCGGCCTGTCTGAGCTCGGCGTCATCCTCCCGCACGGCACGGCAATTGAGCTGCCCGAGACCGAGAGCGCGGCCAGAACCGAAACGGTGAATCTATGGGACTGAGTATGGAAAAAATCACCACGTTTATCGCCTACTGGCTGGCCGTGGGGCTGGCGTATGTCGGGGCAATGTCCCCCGAAAAGATGGCGCTTTACGTGGGCGGCGGATGCGCCATTTTTACCGCGCTGACGAACTACTGGTTTAAGCGCAAGACGTACCTCTATCTGACATCGCTCGGACTCGATAAAGGGGCTATTCGTGAAATCAATCGTTAAAAAATGCAGTGTGGCCGCCGTGCTGGCGCTGGCAGCGCTGATGCCTGACTTTCGTCTGCTTAACACCTCGCCAGAGGGGCTGGCGCTGATTGCCGACCTCGAAGGCTGTCGCCTGACGCCTTACCAGTGCAGCGCGGGAGTGTGGACGTCAGGCATCGGCCACACTGCAGGCGTCGTGACGAAAGGGGAAATCACCGAACGTCAGGCGGCGGCGAACCTTGTCGCGGATGTGCTGAACGTCGAGAAGCGTCTCGCAGTCTGCGTGCCGGTGGAAATGCCGCAGCACATTTACGACGCGCTGGTCAGCTTCTCATTCAATGTTGGTACCGGTGCGGCCTGCCGGTCGACGATGGTCTCGTTTATCAAACGCCAGCAATGGCCGCAGGCGTGCGACCAGCTCCCCCGCTGGGTTTACGTGAATGGCGAAGTTAACAAAGGGCTGGAAAATCGCCGCGCGCGCGAGCGAGCTTACTGCCTCAGGGGGATTCAATGAAACTGATGTTGTTTTTACTGGTCGCGCTGATGGCGGTTGTGCTCTGGCAGCGTCATGAAAACGGCAACCTGACGCGCTCGTTTGAACGGGCAAACAGAGTCGCCACCGAACAAAAAACCGCGATCGGAATGCTGAAAAATCAGCTTTCCGTTTCGCAGGGAATTGCCAGGCTAAATGAAACCGCGCAGGTCAGTTTACGCGGCAAACTGCTGGCCGCCGGTGCGATGGCCGTGCGGCGTGAAGAAACCATTACGAGGCTGATAAATGAGAATGAAACCCTACGCCGCTGGTACAGCGCTGAGCTGCCTGATGTTGTGCGTCGGCTGCACACCCGCGCCGCCTGCGCCTCCGCCGGTCATTGTTTACAGCGCCTGCCCGAAGGTGAGCTATTGCCCGATGCCGGGAAGCGACCCGGCCACTAACGGCGACCTGAGCGCCGATATTCGCAGGCTTGAGCACGCGCTCACCGCCTGCGCGCTGCAGGTTGAAACCGTCAAAGACTGTCAGGATAAACTCGATGAAGAAAGCACGCAGCCTGCGCGAAGCGCTGATTAAAGCCGTCCCGCAGTTAGAAACAAACCCCGAAATGATGTGCATCTTTGCAGATGAGGGGAATATCGATGCGCGTCTCGCGGCCTCGCTGTCGCACGAGAAAATTTATACCCTGAATGTGATCGTGTGTGACTTTGTGGGCGACCCTGATTTGATTTTCGTGCCGGTGGCCGCATGGCTCAGGGAAAACCAGCCGGATATCTGCACGCTCGATGACGGTCGCAAAAAGGGTTACCGTTTCCAGATGGATTTAAACGACGGTGACAGCGTCGATATCAGCATCAGCCTGCAGCTCACCGAGCGCACTATCATCAAAGAGGAAAACGGCGCGCTGCACGTGAGTTATGCCCCTGAGCCGCCGCTGTCGGAGCCCGTAACCCCACCAAAAGAGCTCTATCTTGACGGAGAGCTGGCGAGTAAATGGGATGAGTGAATTTAAGCCCTTTGACGACAGGCTCAACGGTCTGATTGCTGCCCTGTCACCGGCATCGCGCCGGAAGCTGGCCGGGGAGATAGCAAAGGAGCTGCGCAAGTCGCAACAGCAACGTATCAAACAGCAAAAAGCCCCGGACGGGGCGCCCTATCAGGCGCGAAAGCGACAACGCCTCAGGGCTAAGACTGGGCGGATTAAACGGGCAATGTTCCAGAAACTCCGCACAAGCCGATACATGAAAGCCACTGGCCGAGAAAACAGCGCGGTGGTGGAATTTACCGGTAAAGTGCAGCGTATCGCGCGAGTCCATCAGTACGGGCTAAAAGACCGGTCTAACCCGCACAGCCGTGACGTACAATATGCAGAGCGCCAGTTATTAGGGCTTAGCCAGGATAGTAAACAGATGGTTGAAAAAATGATTATAAATCATTTTAGTATTAGGTAATAATCATAAGCCCTTGAGTGAGGGGCTTATGATTGTTTGAACGCTAACTGGCATTGATAGACTCTGATATTTTTAGCATTTCCTCAAGGTATTTTTTGTCTTCAAATTTTTTCGGGCTAACTTTTTCTATAAAAGGCAATCCTTTCCCTTGAATATCACAAATCCTACCTAGTGCAGTTATATTTATTTTATACTGACTTGGTATGGACTTTGCCTGAAAGATATAAATCTCACTTTCGCTTTTGCTTGATTTTTTTAAATGATAACAGGCGGAGAGAATGTTTTCCTTGTCACTAGCGTTTGTATTGGTTCCGAAAATTACACCTTTAATGTGTTGTATGGATATTTTTATGTTTCTGAGGGGAGGGGCTAGCTCATCATAAACAGGCAAATGTAATCTCAATTCCTTTTCATACTTCCAGTCAGTGAATTTTACGCGTCCGATATCGCTCTCATTGTATTTCGGTAAGTCTGCCAATAAAATTTCACAGCAATCGTAAAAATCTTCCTGGTCATTAAAAGAGAATGTTGGGATTAGTTTTCTGAAACCATTTGATCTAACTGGTTTGTTTTTATACGCCACCTCAAGAAGTTTTGCTTTACTGAACCTCGATATGCCTAATGAATAACTTGATTCGGATAATCTTTCGGCTGAAGGGAAGATTTCTATATTACTTTCTAAACTGATGTTACCGTCATTTGTTTCATAAATAATTGCGAACCCCTTTTCTGCGCTACCGTAGTGGCCCCACATTGTTAGAATGGTGGCGCTTTTTGAAAAGGATGTAATATATAATTTATCATTTAACTCTGTGTTTAATTCATTTTTTATGTATGAGTTAAGGGCGTCTATCACATTTCGCGCGTCAAGGAAGTCTAATTCTGTGATGGCCTTTTTGCTGATTTCATATGAAACTCTATTTATTGTTTCTTCGTAATTTAGCGATAGGGACTTCCTCTTATTTAAAAGTGCGGCAAGGATGTCTTTTTTGGAGGCTTGTAAAGCCATCGATACATGCGATTTGGGGTTTAAATTTAATTTAATACAGATGCTAAGAATGATTTCATCAATGAACCTTGCCCATACCTCACGGTTGGCATTAAATATGAACTGTGGCTTGCATTCATGTATGTCATTTAATTCTTTTGGGGATGCAAAAAAAACCTCTCCGTGACGAAGCATGGAAAGGTTAAGGTTGTCGACCCTCAGGTATTTATAAAAATACATTTCAAATCCTTATGTATGAACCATGGTTACAGATTAAATAGGAAACATTTGTATTTTTCAAATTTAATTATTTCCTCAATCATAGTAATCAAGCATCTTAGTTACTAGAACTATCGAGGGTGTTGTTGTATCGACCACAAAACACCGTTCCATTGCCGCTGGCCTCCCCCGGCGGCATCCTTTCCTCATGAATAATCTAAATTCTCTGCAGGAAATCGCACGCGCGATCCGCAACCTTATCCGCACCGGCATCGTGACCGACGTCGACCACGACGAGGGGCTTTGTCGTGTCCAGACCGGAGGCATGCAAACCACCTGGCTGAACTGGCTAACCGGTCGCGCCGGTCGCTCACGCGTATGGTGGGCTCCGTCCGTTGGCGAGCAGGTACTTTTGCTGGCGATCGGCGGCGAGCTCGATACAGCATTTGTGCTGCCCGGCATTTTCTCGGATGACCATCCCGCGACGTCTGCCTCCCCTGATGCATTTCATGTGTCCTTTCCTGACGGGGCGGTTATTGAGTACGAACCCGAAAATGGGGCACTCACCGTGTCAGGTATCAAGACCGCTGACGTGACTGCGTCTGAGTCCATCACGGCCACCGTGCCGGTGGTGCTGGTGAAAGCCTCTACCCGTATCACGCTCGATACGCCGGAGGTGGTGTGCACAAACAAGCTGACGATCGGCACGCTCGAAGTGCAGAAAGGCGGGACGATGAAAGGGGACATAACGCACACTGGCGGGACACTGACCTCAAACGGCGTGCAGGTGGATAACCACGACCACGGCGGCGTCGAACGGGGCGGAAGCTGGACGGAGGGCATCAAATGACAGTGCGTTATCTGGGAATGAACAGCCGGACCGGCCTCAGTATCTCTGAGGTTGAGCATATCCGGCAAAGCGTGCGCGACATTCTGGTCACACCGGTTGGGTCGCGCGTCATGCGCCGTGAATACGGCTCTCTCCTGTCGCAGATGATTGACCAGCCGCAGACCTCGGCGCTGCGCCTGCAGATTATGGCCGCGTGCTATTCCGCGATCCAGAAGTGGGAGCCACGCGTAGACCTCTCGACCATTTCCTTTGAACGGTCAGAGACCGACGGGGGGCTGTATGTCGACATCACCGGCACCCGCTCGACCGGCGGCCAGCCATTTTCCATCACCATTCCACTGAGCTAAATCACTATGGCAACCGTTGACCTGAATCAGTTACCCGTTCCCGATGTGGTGGAAGAACTGGACTTTGAAACCATTCTTGCCGAACGCATTGCGACGCTAATTTCGCTTTATCCCGAAAATCAGCAGGAGGCTATCGCCCGGACGCTGGCACTTGAGTCAGAGCCGATTGTGAAGCTGCTGCAGGAAAACGCCTACCGTGAAGTTATCTGGCGTCAGCGTGTGAACGAAGCCGCGCAGGCGGTAACGCTGGCCTATTCAACCGGTCACGACCTCGACGTCGTGGCCGGGAACAATAATACCGTACGCCTGACCATTACCCCTGCAGATGACACCACCATACCGCCAACGCCTGCCGTTATGGAATCAGATGCTGACCTGCGACTGCGCACACAACAAGCTTTTAAAGGATTAAGCGTGGCGGGTCCGGTTGGCGCCTATGAGTATCACGGTCGAAGCGCTGACGGACGGGTCGCCGACGTGTCGGTCGAAAGCCCGTCGCCCGCCTGCGTGACGATTTCCGTGTTATCCCGTGAGGGTGACGGCACCGCGAGCCCTGAATTACTGGCAATCGTTGAAAAAGCACTGAACGCCGAAGATGTGCGACCGGTGGCTGACCGGGTGACCGTCCATTCGGCGGAGATTGTACCGTACCAGATTGACGCGACGATCTACGTTTACCCCGGCCCCGAGTCTGAGCCCATCAGGCAGGCATCGGAGCAGAGGCTTCAGAGCTATATCAGCGCGCAGCACCGCCTCGGGCGTGATATCCGCCTGTCAGCCATTTATGCGGCGATGCACGTTGAGGGGGTGCAGCGTGTCGAGCTGGCATCACCGCAGGCCGACATTGTGCTGAGTAAATCGCAGGCGTCGAACTGTACCGAGTACCAGATAACCATCGGGGGCTCGGATGAGTGACCGGCTGTTACCCGTTGGCTCATCGCCGCTGGAGGTCGCCGCCGGTGCCGCGCTCTCTGAAATTCAGCGCGTGCCGGTACCGCTGCGCACCCTGTGGAACTGGCGCACCTGCCCGGTAAACCTGCTGCCGTATCTGGCGTGGGCGCTGTCGGTCGACCGGTGGGACGAGAAGTGGCCGGAGGCGACAAAGCGCAGCGTCTGTGCGTCCTCGTTTTTCGTCCATCAGCACAAAGGCACCATCAGCGCATTGCGTCGGGTGGTTGAGCCGCTCGGCTTTCTGATTGAGGTGCGCGAGTGGTGGCAGCTCGACGAGGCGCCAGGCACTTTCCGCCTCGTTGTCGGCGTGCTCGACAGCGGCATCACTGACGAAATGTATCAGGAGCTCGAGCGCCTGATTGAAGACGCCAAACCGGCAAGCCGCCACCTGACGGGGCTGGCTATCAGCTTGAGTGCGACCGGTGAGCTATATGTCGGCGCGGGATGCTACGACGGCGACGCGCTCACCGTTTACCCCTACACCCCCGAGGAAATTGTCGTCGGCGGTGAATATTACCCGGCCTCGGCCATCCATTTGATTGATAACCTGAGAGTGAACGCATGACCGCAAAATATCTTGCCATTCTGACCAATCAGGGCGCGGCGCGGCTGGCGAACGCGGCGGCACTCGGTACCAGACTAAACCTGACGCAGATGGCCGTCGGCGATGCGAATGGTACTTTGCCGACCCCTGACCCGGCGCAGACGAAGCTCATTAACCAGAAGCGCATCGCACCGATAAACCTGCTGACCGTTGACCCGGCCAATACCAGCCAGATTATCGCGGAACAGATTATTCCCGAGAATGAGGGCGGTTTCTGGATACGCGAGATTGGTCTCTACGACGATGAGGGGATTCTGATTGCCGTGGCAAACTGCCCGGAGACCTACAAGCCGCAGCTGCAGGAGGGAAGCGGCCGCACGCAGACCATTCGCATGATTCTGATTGTGTCGAGCACGTCGGCCATTACCCTGAAAATCGACCCGTCGGTGGTGCTGGCAACGCGCCAGTATGTCGAGGATAAGGTTATCGAGGTGAAAGCCTATGCCGATAATCTGCTGGCTGCACACCTCGCCGCTGCAGACCCGCACACGCAATACCTCAAAACGGCGGATATTGATAAATATATTCCGGTCGGTTTTCCGCTGCCGTGGCCACAGGCAACTCCGCCGGAGGGCTGGCTTAAATGCAACGGCGCGGTTTTTGACAAGGTGAAATATCCAAAGCTGGCTGTCGCTTATCCATCCGGTAAATTACCTGACTTGCGCAGTGAGTTTTTGCGAGGGTGGGATGACGGGCGCGGGATAGATAATGGACGAGCGCTATTATCCGCTCAGGTCGGCTCTGGAGTTGGGATGTTCATCGGGGGTCATTCAGATGGGACCGCATATATCCCATTGAGTGATTTCGACAGCGTTGTCGACAACAGCCCGTCATGGTCACACATAAATACCGCAGGGCTGATTTCTTCAATTGGTGGTCAACGGTCATCATTCGGCGCTCGCCCACGCAACATTGCATTTAACTACATCGTGAGGGCGGCATAATGGCAAAAGCGACACTTAACAAACAGGGCATTACCACAAAAGCCGGTGATATGACGGTTTATAACTATGACGGTGAAACCCGCGAATATCTGACGTCCTCTGTCGAGTTTCTGGCGCTGGGCGTGGGGATTCCTGCTAATTCCTGCACCGATGCACCGGTCGAAGAAAAAGAAGGTTTCGCGGTGTGTCGCGCGGCCAGTCTTGACGGGTGGGAGTATGTCGCAGACCATCGCGGTGAGACGGTTTATGACACGGAAACCGGTCAGCCGGCCAACATTACCGCGCCCGGTGACTATGCCGTCGGCGTAACTACGATTGCACCGTCGACCCCCTATGACCGCTGGAACGGTGGCGAATGGGTCACGGATAAGGACGCGCAGAAAAACGGTCAGGTTAAGGAGGCTGAACAGAAAAAATCCGCGCTGCTGTCAGAGGCGCAAAGCGCTATCAGCCTGTGGCAGACTGATCTGCAGCTCGGCATCATCAGAGACGATGACAAGGCCAGCCTGATTGCGTGGATGAAATACATTCAGGCGCTGAACGCGATCGACACATCTACGGCGCCGGATATTGAGTGGCCGGAAAAACCAGAATAAACGAAGCCCTCCACCCGGAGGGCTTTTTTGTATGTTGTGTTATCCCTCCACCAACGGCATTGCATCGCGCCTGCGCGACACACAACAGAAAATAGTCGCACCCCTAACCACGGAGTTAAACAGATGGGCGACTATCATCACGGCGTCGAGGTCATCGAGATTAATGATGGCACGCGCACCATTTCCACCGTCTCGACGGCCATCATCGGCATGGTCTGCACGGCCAGCGATGCTGACGCAAAGACATTCCCCCTGAACGAGCCGGTGCTGATTACCAGCGTGCAAACGGCGATCGGTAAGGCCGGTAAAAAAGGCACGCTGGCAAAATCCCTGCAGGCCATTGCCGACCAGTGCAAGCCGGTCATTGTGGTGGTGCGCGTTCCCGAAGGTGTCGACGACCCGTCAGACCCGGAAGCGGCGCAGAAAGAAACCATTTCCAACATCATCGGCACGACCGACGAAAACGGCAAATACACCGGGCTGAAAGCGCTGTTAACAGCGAAAACCGTCACCGGTGTTAAGCCGCGCATTCTCGGCGTGCCGGGGCTGGATACGCAGGAAGTGGCGACCGCTCTTGCGTCGACCTGCCAGAGCCTGCGCGCGTTCGGCTATGTGAGCGCGTGGGGCTGCAAGACCATTTCCGACGCCATTAAATACCGTGAGAACTTCAGCCAGCGCGAGCTCATGGTCATTCACCCTGATTTTCTGGCATGGGACACCACGGCGAATGAAACCGATATTGCATGGGCGACCGCCCGCGCGCTCGGCCTGCGCGCCAGAATCGACCAGGATACCGGCTGGCACAAAACGCTGTCCAACGTCGGCGTGAATGGCGTCACCGGCGTCAGCGCCTCGGTCTCATGGGATTTGCAGGAGCAGGCCACCGACGCCAACCTGCTGAATCAGGCCGGGGTGACAACGCTCATCCGCAACGATGGCTTTAAATTCTGGGGTAACCGAACCTGCTCGGACGATCCATTATTCGTGTTTGAAAACTACACCCGCACGGCGCAGGTGCTGGCCGACACGATGGCGGAAGCGCACGCGTGGGCGATGGATAAGCCCGTTTCTGCAACGCTCATCCGCGACATCGTCGCCGGTATCAATGCCAAATTCCGCGAGCTGAAAAACAACGGCTATATCGTTGACGGCTCCTGCTGGTACGACCCGGAGTCAAACAGCGTGGAAACCCTCAAAGCCGGGAAACTGTATATCGATTACGACTACACCCCCGTCCCGCCGCTGGAAAACCTGACCCTGCGCCAGCGCATCACCGATACCTATCTGGCAGACCTGTCAGACTCGGTCAACAGCTAAGGAGCTCAGAGCATGG